CGACGTGCTTCCAGATGTAAAGGAATATTTGGGCGGTTGGACTTCTACTATCGTAATCAACCGTTCTAGATAAACTTCTAAGTATCTTTATTCGGGTAGGGGCTAATCCTTTCACCTACCCTTTTCTTTAATTTAAAAGGAACATTAATATTATGAAAAGTAATAAGTTAATAATTAAAATAGCGAAACAGATTATAAAAAACTACAACGAACTAAGGAAAACGGAGTTATCTAATGGAGAAAAGATTAGAAGAAATCGAATCGGAACTGAGAAAGATAAACATACTGATTCGTACTAATAATCTATTATTATCTAGATTTATACTTCAATTATCTACAGTCAGAAAAGAATTAGGATTACCAAAACGAAATGTATTTTTTAAGTTTGAGTTGTTACAGGAAGATTATGAAGAACTTGTCTTTCAATTTGGGAAACAAGAAGTTGATAAAGCGTTATATCGTTTAGACAGGTTACTTCTAACGAACAAGCAACAATGCCCTAATAATATTAAAAAGTACTTAGCAAAGAAACTTTCAAAGAAACAGGAGCAAGGCAGCAATAATGATTAAATATAGTAAAGGTGAAGATAATTCAAATTCTAACCTAAAATATTTATCAAGATGTCAATACTTCGGAAAACTCTTGGATTACGAATTTGTTTCGGAGGCTATGATTTTAAAGTTATCAGTATACACAGCAACTGAATACTTTGGAGGTAGCTCAACTATTAGAATATATGTACCTACAGAAATGGAAGATGACTTGAGAAGGAATTTAATCGTAGGAAATAATTATTTAGTTATCACAGCTCCATACAGAATAAATTTTAATAAGCAATACAGGCACAGGGTGGACTTACTTCTGAATATATTTGAGGAGGTTATATAATGGCTGAGAAAATTAATCACGGCTTAGATATATATGACTTATTAATTGATTTAGTAATGAATCTTTCTCCACTTCAAGCAAAGAAACTTTACTCCGAACTTGGTGTGCGCTATAACAAAAGAGCTAGAACTAAGTTATATAATAAAGACGGAGAATTGGATGAGAATGGAAAAGTTAGATTAACAGAATATCAGTATAAAGCTATCAGAACAAAGTTCGGAGATTCGTATGTTAAGAAGGCATTTAACGAACTTACGAACTACATTATATTCCTAGAAAATAATCAAGAAACTTCAAGTAAATACAAACAGAAACTTAGAGATTACAATAGCAAAACGCATAATAACCTCTTAATAGAAGACGGTTGGGTATATGAAAAGTGTAAGCAATATATTTGTAACGAAAGACCTAAGCTAAATATAAATCCTTATACTATTGAAGATATAAATACCGCTAGAGAATATATCAAGCATATCCCAGAAGAAATAAGAGCGACAGCAATGGATGTACAATTATTAATCATGAAATTTCCAGAACTTCAAGACGTAGAATATGAACAACAATAACTATAACAATGATTACATAAATAAAAGAGAATATAAACCGATACCATTACTTGACGGCATAGAAGAAATACGTCAAGACTTTGAAGAACGTATCGTTCAAGGTGATACGACCTATGGCATTGAGATATTTGACGATTGCGTTGAAACTATCCGCAACGGTTCTGTGACGTTTATTATTGCAGCCCCTAATGTCGGGAAAGCGGTTACTTTAGATACCAAAATACTGACTCCTAATGGTTGGGTTCTGAATAAAGATATTAAAGTCGGAGACTATGTTATAGGCAGGAATGGTAAACCTACGAAAGTATTAGGAGTTTTTCCGCAAGGGATAACAGAAACTTTTAAAGTGATTTTTGCTGACGGAAGAGAAGTAATAACAAGTCCAGAACATTTATGGACTATTGAAAGCTCTCACTTTTCCTGCCCTAGAGTTCTCAATACTGTTCAATTAATGGAATTAAACAAAAGAGATTATTTTAAAAATAGACTGCATACTCCTATCTATTCTGGTAATCACGGAAAAGATAAATCATTTTTAATTCCGCCTTATGTTTTAGGAGTATTAATTGGCGATGGTTGTCTAACTATGTACGGTTTAGTGTATTGTAAGCCTTCTATCGAAGTGTTTAATAAGGTCAAGTCCTATCTACCTGATAGAGATATAGTTATGCTAAGAAATAAAAATGTATCTATCAGAAATTCTAGAGACTTGAAGTTAGAAATAGAAAGATACGGATTAAAGGTTAAATCCTACGAAAAATTTATTCCTAAGGATTACCTAGAAGGCACAAGCAAAAAACAAAGATTAGAGTTACTTCAAGGCTTACTCGACACGGATGGCTTTCAAGCAAAATCTTACAATGAATTTTCTACAACTTCTAAACGATTAGCAGAAGATATACAACAATTAGCTTGGAGTTTAGGATTCGATTGTAGAATAAAGTCTAGAATAGGTAAATATAAAAAGAACGGAATTACCGTAGAAACTAGACCGAATTATAGGGTTATAATAAGCAACAAAAGAACAAAATCCCAATCTATAATAAAGGACGTAGTGCCTTATAAAAGAATGGAGACCCAATGTATAGCCGTTGATGCGCCAGATAAATTATTTGTAATTGAAAATTATATTGTTACTCATAATTCTCTTTGGGGTTTGACTATAGCGACTAATCTTGCTAAGCAAGAAAAGAGAGTTTTAATATGTTCGTGTGAAATGGGCGCTGGATTATTAATGGAACGTCAATTGAGAAACCTCACAGGTATTTCAATGAAGGAACTTAGAGAATTATACACAAACAAGCGTGATAGTGCAAACTACATTATGGATTCTGTCATTGAACAGGAACAATACAATTATCTTCATCAGATAGATATATGCGAAACTGGCGGAGCTACCGTAGAGGATTTAATACGCATGTTTGATTGTTTCCCAGAGTTTGAATACATAATCGTCGACTACATTCAACGTATCAGAGGTACGGGAACTGAATACGAAAATATTACTAACGCTGCTAGAGAACTTCAAACATATGCCAGAAGAACTGGAAAGAAATTTATAATATGTTCTCAAGCATCCAGACAATCTAATGATAACGCTAAATACAGCGGTTCTGTTGACGGCAATAGGATTAGAGGTAAAGGGTCAGGTTCTATTGAGGAAGATGCAGATGTAGGACTCACGCTAATGGAACTGCAGGAAGGCGGAAATAGGAAAATTTTGGCTACATTATTCAAAAACAGGTATAGTGATAAGAAAAATATTACATACAAATATAGACTAGATTCGAGATTATGTCTAATATTGGAAGATAAGAATTATACCGCAACAGAAAGAAATAATAATAGTTAAAGATAAGGAAAGTTTATGTTTAAAAATTTACCGAAAAAGATAACTCTAGCAATGTTCCTAATTAAGTCATTAGACTTACCTATAGGACTAAAATTAATGCAAGAACTGTTATATCTATGGAGAGAATTTTTAATCAAAGTTAGTATAACTCCGACAATCAAAGAGTATACAGTAGCCTTTTATTACAAGGATAATCAGCTAATACAATTTAAAACAACCGATTTAAAAGATATCATTAAAGTATCTCGGACAATAAAAGAAAGCAGGTGCGACTAATGCAAGATAGATTTAGATTCAGATTTTGGGATAAAGGAACTCAAACAATGCAAAAATTTCCAAAAGTTGAATTAAAGCACAGGATAACATTAGATAAAATATTCTTTGACGATAGAGTTATCTTTATGCAATGCACAGGTCTAAAGGACAAAAAAGATAAGTTAATTTATGAAGGAGACATTGTTAAATTTAAAACTGAATTGTCCGAAAAGCCAAAACAGATAATATGGGATGAATGTCATTATATTTTGAAAGATACATTTATTATTTTATGTAATATGGAAATTAAACAATTTGGATTAGAAGTAATCGGCAACATATATGAAAATCCTGAACTATTGGAGGCTTAGATGACAGACAAAAACAAAGCTAAATACGATTTAACAGATGACGGAAAAGGTAAAAAATACGATACAGGAAAGTCAATGGTAGGTACTTTATGCCGTGTATTCCCTCGTGCACTACTTGGAATAGGTAAGTGTATAGAATTTGGTACTCACAAATATCCAAAGCCCGATAATTGGCGAATGGTTGAGGACGGAGAAAAGAGATATTTGGATAGTCTAATGAGACATTTATTAAAACATTTATCAGGTCAGGAAAGAGACAATGAAACGGGTATTCCGCATTTATTTCATGCCTGCTGGAATTTGTTAGCGATAACAGAGTTCTATCTAATGAAACATAGAGAGATAGATGAGGAGTTATTTAAGTAATGGATAATAAAGAAATTGATAGATACGTTAAAAAGAACATGGCATTATTTAAAGCTATAGCTAACAAGGTTAAAAGAAACCTACCTACGTTTGCAAGGAACTATGATTATGATGATATAGTTCAAACTGTACTAGAGATGTCAATCATTAGACTTAAATCTTACGACAAGAATAAAGGTAGCAATATTCCTAATTATTTATGTACGTCTGCATACTTCGATACTGTAAGATATATAAAGAATAATTTTAATCTAATCAGAATACCTGCTTACTTGTTAGAAAATGCTATAGCCTTTGCGAAGGTGTCAAGATTATATAATTATTCAGATAAAGAAATAATTAATCGTTTACAAATTCCAGAGTGTAGATTAAAAAATATTCTATCCGTTTTAGATTGCTCATACGAACCATTAAACGAATATTATTTAACTACATACAAGGATTCTAACACTAATATAGATAGAACTATAGACGCAGATAAGCTAAATAAATACATCCTTAAAAAAACTAAAATCTGGAACGAAAGAGATAAAGATATATTGAAATATTTGATACTTGAAGAAGGTGAAGAAACCATGAAATCTCTAAGCATTAAACATCATACATCTTACAACTTCATACATCAAAAGAAACAAGCTATTAAACAGAAATTAAAGAACTTACTTTTGAAGTATAACCCTAAAATACAGGAGGAATTATTAAATGGCTAGAAAGAAAGTATCAACAACAAAAGAGAATAAAGTTAAAGGAGAAGACTTACAAATAAAGGAAGAAAAGATAGAAGTTGGATTTATTCATTTTAAATTCCCTATAACCAGAGATGAAGCTAACGCAGTAATAAATCAAAAGGGAAGTATTGTTGCTAGAAAGATGAAGAAATACGTAAACTCTTTATTACAAGCTGGATGCAAGAAATTTCTAGAATCTAATCCAGATAAAGATGTAAAGAATTGTAAAATATTAGATGATAAAGACTAGCAATATTTTGTTACATCTGCTATACTGTTTATATGGAGGATAATGTAATATGGAACCAGACGGAAGACACGCATACTGTATAACAACAGTATTTGACCCAGAACAACTTATAACTAATGACGATGATGAAGTATTAGTATTTGATACCGAACAACAATTATTAGATTGGTTCACGGAAAACAAACTCATTGTAGATAATTTCTTAGTACACGAAGTCGAGGTATTAGAAGAATAACATGATAGGGTTACTTGATTTTGACGGATATATATGCAAAGCTTTCTATGCGTCTATCGCTAGAGGAGAAGGCGACTTTGAAGAAATGATTAAAGTCCTAGATGAATTAACTCAAGCAGCATTAGAAAAGTTAGAAGATACCTTCGGTAGCGGAGAGCTAATAAAGGTTATTTCTGGACATACCTATAAGAAAGACGTATATCCTTCTTATAAGTCAAAAAGAAAACGCAATGATGATTTAGGTGCATTTAGAAAATATGTTAAACTAACTTATGATGATTTAGTAGTCGTACCTAATCTAGAAGCAGATGATGTCATTACAATGATGGCAGATAACTTAGGCAGGTGCATAGTATTTTCAGATGATAAAGACCTTAGATATTACCACCCTCAATATTGCAAGATTAATATTAACGAAAAAATAGAACGCGAGATTGACCATAAGAAAAAACAACTAATACAATTATTAGTCGGAGATAAGGAAGACAGTATCGCAGGTATACCTAAAGTCGGAGAAAAGACGGCAGAAAAATTATTAGACATGTACGGTTGGAATATTGATTCAGTAATTGAAATCTACAGAGATAAACGAATAACCATAGATGAATGTCTAAAGAATTTATTATTAATATCGCCAATCAGAAAAGAAAACGTAATAGATTATAAGTATGGATTAGATGATTCAACGACACTCAATAATATTTTAGGACACTTTAGATACTGGAATGAAAAAGTAACGGAGATATATAATAAATAATGAGATTACAAACTTTAAAAAATTGCGTAGCAGGATTGATAACTTTCCTAATATGTCAGATAATATTCTTTACAATGAATGAAACTGTAGCAGGCTTGATAATGCTATTTGGCTTGACAATCATAGGTTTATACATATTCAGACTTATAAATTACACTAGGGATAAATCATGGAGGTTATATATCCAATGGAAACAAAATCAAAAATAACAAAACGAACAAAGATTAAAAAGGCAAGAGATGCCAAAGAATACGACATGATGCTATTTGATTTTATTGAAAAGGAATTTAAAAAGGAGTCCGAACAGCATGAAGAAAGACAATAGAATTACAGATATTGAAGTTAACTTGACTAATGCTGATGTTATTGTAGCATCCGACGTACACTTTCCGTATCAGGATGATAAAGCTATCAAGGCATTTATTGACTACGTCAAGGAGAAGCAGCCTGAAATAGTTATCCTTAATGGAGATGTACTAGACTTCTATAAACTTTCAAGATATAGTAAGGACCCTGCAGGTAAGAACCCAGCAGAAGAAATCGAAACGTGCAGAGAGTTCTTAAGAGAAATCAGGAAAGCTGTACCTAATTCGGAAATCTATTATGTTATAGGAAACCACGAAACAAGATTAGAAAAATACGTTCTAGATAATGCTCCTCAAATAGCTTGTTTAGTTGATAATGTATTTGAAATAATTAAAGTTGACAGAGAAGACATGTGTGTTAAAGGTTGTGCAAGTCTTACAGTTAATGATACCTTTGTTTTTAAACATGGTACTAGATTGGGGAATAAATCTGGCTTATCTGCGATTAAAGAGTTGGAAGCACACTATCTATCTGGGGCAACAGGACACACTCACAGGCTTGCACGATTCTCAACTCGTAAATCTGGTAGAAGATTTATATGGCTGGAAACTGGATGTCTATGCGATTTAAATCCTGAATATATGGTTAATGCAGACTGGGAACAGGGTTTTGCACACATCAAGTTTAGACAAGGTAAATTGTATCATGCAAAAGTTATTCAAATAAATAATGGAGTAGTCCTAGAATGACGGATTTAAAATTATTAAATCAACAAATAAAAGACTTACAGAGATTATTAGCTAAAAATAATTTAACCGAACCCGAAAGAATATCTCTGTACGATACACTAACTTTCTTATTGGATTGCAGAGCTTTAATAGTAATGAAGAACTGTAAAGGAGAAGAATTAGATGATTTACTTAATTAAAGAATTATTGCCATTCGGATACAGTAGAACTGTTCAAATTTGCAATAACGAATCAGAAGTAGTATTATTCCTATCTCGTTATGTAAATAGATGTAAGAACATTGGCGAAATTAAAATTGAAAAGGTAGCATTATAATATGGCGGACGAATTACAAATAACAGAAGAAATGTTAGAAAAGGTTGCTTTAGCTCAATTGTATAGGGATGACCCTATTCTAGAGCTGCGTAAAGTTATCTCATCTAAGCTAACTTCAAAAGAAATGGACGCTTTATATAAGCGTATTTTAAAGGACCCACGCTTCGAAACAACTAAAAAGGATGCTATTAAATTAGAGGAAGCGACTTTAATTGATGACGATTCTAATACTATCATGCTTTACTATAATAAACTTTTAAGAGATGCTCAACAAGAAAAGAAATACGAAGTAGCTGCAAGGATTCTGGGAGAAATAAGAAAACTGAAAGCTATTGACAATGAACAAACTAAATTCGAAATTGTATTTAAACTGAGAGAAAAGGACGGAACGGACACTACTCTTTAAAATACTCTTTCCTTGAATTTTCAAAATGAGAAAATCTAGAATTACGGCATAAATTTGGAGGATACCCCCCTATGTATATATACCCATTTAAAATATTTACTCCGTCAAAAGAGAAGCGAATACTAAAAGACAACGGTTCTTATGGTGGAATTTATGATGCCGTAAAAGATAATTACATTAATACAAAAGAGAGAGCAGAATCCATAGGTGCTAAAGTATCTATTCTACTAGGAGAAGTTGCGAATGGAGTTAAACTTATCTGCTTAGATTTAGACGATTGCTTTATGGAAGACGGTAGTATAGAACCCGAAACACAAGAATTATTAAAAGAGTTTAATTACAATGAATGGGAAGTATCTTCAAGCGGCGAAGGCATACACGTTTATATTTTGACTAAATTAGACTTAGAAACATTTATTGTTAAAGACTTAGAAGGTTGTAAATCTTTTGAGTGCTATACAAATAAAAGGCATATAGTAACTACAACTTTCGATTTTCTAGGAACTAATTTACTTATAGGAGCGCATGATGATTTTATCAAGACGTTATATGATAAAGTTAAACAAATTCAGGAGGCTAAAAATCCTTCTTCATACAAAGATACTATCATTAAGTTGTTTAATGGTCGCGAGATTAAAGAAGATACTGAAATATACGCAGACATATATGAAAGAAAGCCTGTCACTGATATGTACACGTTAAGAGGTTGCGGATTTAAAGATTCTACATTAATCGAATTAATAGATACAGAACCTTCTACAGTGGACCAATCAGCTCATGATGCTGCATTAATACGTAAGTTAATGTATTATACTTTCTCGTTTGAAGCCGCTTGGGAATTAGCAAAGAAAACTAATTATTATAAACATAAAGACGAATTTCACCAAAAGAAATTCAATACTGAAAGATACAAGGAACGCACAAGGAAGTTTCTTGGAGGTTATTAACTATGACGAAAGAACCAAAAGATAACAACAGTAAAAAAGAAATTAAAAGGGTAGAACCTCGCCTAAATTGCAATTTTACGAAGGCTTTTATCGAAAAGTACTTTAAGGGTTCTGTTGGAGATATAGTTACTGACTATATATTAGAACATCTATTAACATGTAAAGATTGTTATAGAGAGTATTACGACTACGGAAAGTCTATCGGAGTATCTTTTAATGTAAGAGAAACTGCTATCAAGTACGTTACTGAGCGAGCTAAGAACAAAAAGATATGTTATACAAGAGATGCGCTACTTGGACTAGGCTTTGAAAAAGATTTAGAACTAGGGTATAATCAATGGAGTCTTGCGGCAGATAGACTAGATATTGAAAAGCTCATGAACCTAAAAGCCTTCTCAGACTTTGCCTCCGACCAGATAACTATAAGAGCGGACCACTGGGAGGAAGATACTGACGCTATATATAATTACACTAAATGGTTTGCTAAAGAACTATGCAGAAAAATAGATTATTTAGAAAAGTGTTTAGTTATTGATAATGACAATTTACAATCAGAAGGAAAGAATAAAGACAATGAGAAATCTTAATGACTATGATGTTATCTTTTGTGACATTGATGACACTTTAATTTACGGATTCTGGACCAGATTAATGGCGATAACTTGGAAGATATTTGAATGTAATGCGTTCAGTGATATACTAATGGATTTACAGCATATCTACAAAATTTATAAAGTAAATCAAAAACTAAGACATATGTTAGTAAATAGTAGAACGGACGTATATTTTATTACTGCAAGAAAGTTTAGACCTGCAACAGAGAAAATGGTTATGAACATATTAAGTAATAGAGAAAACGTATCATTCTGTCACCTAGCTACTAACAATCCAGATATGGATAAGTTTAATAAGATAGTATTCCTAATGGCGGAAGTACCTTACAATAAAGGATGTTTCTTTGATGATAATAAAGATGCTAGAAGATTAGTGTCTACAATAGATGAAATAGATGTATTTGACCCTACAGTTTTATTTGAAGATAAGATTGGATAGTTTTAATGAAAGTTAAAAAGACTGAGTATACATTACTTGAAAAGCAATATGAATTTCTATTTGGTATACCAAAGGAAAAGTTAAATAATCCGAATAAAATATATAATGACATCTCTTGCTATTATGGCGGTATGGGAGCTGGGAAGACGTTTTGTGGTTCCCTGAGAGGTTTGATATATGCTTTATTATGGAATGGATGTAGAGGTTTAGTAGGTGCTAAATCTCAAGACTTGTTGGATAATACCACCAAAAGAAAATACATAGAGCATATGGGAAACATAGGGCTTCAAGAGGATGTGCATTATTGGTGGTCAGATAGAAGACAGACACTTAACTTTGTAAACGGTTCCGTAATCCGATTCAAGACGTTATCCGACTGGCAGCAATTCATGTCAGAGGAGTTTGCTTGGATTGAATTTGAGGAAGCTTCATTCTTAGAAGAAATAGTATTTATTAAATTACTTACTCGTCTACGTCAAGCTAAAAGGGATTGTTGGAGAGGCTATTATAGGTCCTTGTTTATGCACACTAACCCTCAGGGTAAACGAGGTTGGATTAATAAGTTCTTTGTAAATCCTAAAACTAAAAAGGAAAGTTATAGATTTGTAAGCGCATCTACCAGAGATAATCCATATCTAGGCGATGAATACGTTGAGATGTTAGAGGAAGCATACTCCACAGAGCAGATTAAAGAAATGGTCGACGGTTTGGACGTCGACTACGATAATACTGTTGCATTCCCTGATTTCACTACAGATAACGTATTTGATGATTTGCCATACGACCCTAATTATCCGCTTATCTTAACTTGTGACTTTAACTACAACCCTATGTGTTGGTATCTAATGCAGGAAATAGACGGAACTTGGCACGTATTAGAAGAATTAATTAGAAATAACGTAACAACTAAAGAAATGTGCCAGCAGATTCAACCCATATTAGATACGTACAAAACTAGAAAATTGATAATAATGGGAGATAGTCACGGTAAAGATAGGAAAACTAATGGTTCAGATTATGCCGTAATGTTATCTCACCTAGCGGATGCAGGTTATGATTGTACGTTAAGAGTACAGAAATCTAACCCATTAATCAAGGATAGATTAGCTGTACTTAGAGGATTTATAAGAAACGCTAAAGGTGTAAGAAGATTAAAAGTTAAATCGACTTGTAAGTGGTTAATCTATAACTTTGAAGAATGTATAAACCAATTAGCGAATGGTGGATTAAAACTACCTACAGATTCAGAAATTCAACAAGACGATAATAAGCGTTATTTAATTCACCCTATAGATGCTATCAGCTATCCAATGCACTATTTGAGCAGCTTGAGAGCTATAGCAGGTGAACAGGAAACATTGTAATTGTAAACAAATATTTACAATACACTTGAATTTTGATTTAAGATATATTATAATATAAATATAACAATAATATTAATAATAAGAATTTACTACGGAGGATAGATTAAATGTCTATTGGTGAAAAAATCACAACTAAGCAGCAATGGTATGACCTCAATAAATATAAAGACGAGATTCAATCATTCGTACTGCAAAAGAAAAATGAATTAGACGTAACTTCTCAGATGTCCAAAACTAATGACATTCTTTATCGTATTTGTTATGCTGGTGGAACTGAGTCAGATATAGAGAGATTTCCTCACGCAGCAGAAACATTCAGAGTCTATAAGGCTGCAATTATCGAAAGTTCTTTAAGTGGTTATTCTGCCTTATTAGAAGCTACTGGGAGAGACGGATATTCAGTTCTACAATCACCTAAAGTTAAACAGGTCATGACAGAACAATTTAAGGGTATGTCATTGTTAGAGAAGTTATCTGGAGATACTTTAGACGACTGGTGCTTTAAAGGCGAAGCGGTAGCATACATCAAGTTAAAAGAAACTACAGAGAACTATAGAGTTAAACAGACTTTAGAAGACCCTGAAACTGGAGAGAAGATAATGTCTTTCAGTATAAAACAGGGAGTTACCTATCAAGATTTAGAAGTAGAACGTATCGACCCGTTGGACTTCTTTGTAGATGCTATTGATTATGGTAAAGACCCTATCGGATGTGCTAAGATTATAAGACAATATATTGATAGTAAAACATTATTATCTTCGGACGCTTACCCATTATTGAGTCATGAAGATAAGATAGACATCATTAATAAGTCTGGTAAGAATGGTATCGGTAAAACATTCTTTAATTGGCAAGGTACCAACTCTACTACTACTTATAATAAGACAGACAAAGACCAGATAGAAGTTTACATCTTTGACGGTGATTATATCACTAACGATAATAAACTTTTATCAAATATTCATGCCGTTGTAGTAAATAATAGAATAGCAAGTGTTAGATATAATACAGTTAGCTCACAAAGAATTATCTATGCTTGCTATAAAATGGATAGGCAAACTCACAGAGGCATTTCGCCTCTAGCTTGTACTATGCCAGTAAATAATTTAATTAATAAAGTTACTGACTTATTCATCAAGAACTTAGAGGATACTTCGGACCCGTGGTTGTTATGGTCAAAAGGTTCGTTTTCGTCACAACAAGCTAAAGAAGCTAGACGCAAAAAAGAACTTGAATATAATAGCCCTGACGGAGCGAAGCCAGAATTTTGGATGCCACCTCCAACCAACCCAACAGGGTTACAATTAATGGAATTAATCCTCACTCAGAATAAGAACGTATTAGGATTAAATAACTATTTATCTGGTGATACTACAGGCTCAGTAAGAACAGCGGAAGAATCTGCAATCTTATTCCAAAAAGCTAACGCTAGAATGAGAGTAGAAACTGATGTATTCAGTTATAGATTCATGTTACCATTGTTTGTATCGTTTTATGCGTTCAACAGAGAATTAGCACTAGCTTATAATAACGCATTAGACCCTATTTATAAAGACCCTAAATTAAAAATCAGTATTTCAACTAATGCTTCTAAAGCAGATAGAGAAGGAGAATTGCAAAGATTAATGAGCATGTTGAATTTACCTATTGCTCAAATGATATTCTCTAACTTGAACCCTGAACAAACTGTATTAGCGGTGAGATACTTAATGGCTAAAGCTCAATTAACAGACGGAGATAACTTACTGCAGTTAATCAACTCAAACGGAGAAACACAAGTCCCGCAGGAAGGTGATGAAGATGCTGCAATAGGTATAACTGGAGAAGAAGCAAATATGCCTACACAAGATATACCAATGACTGAAAATATTGATACTAATTTAAATTAAACATAGGAGATTATTAAATGGCTGACAACAATGAAAAACTTGAAAAAGATTTACAAAATCAGGAAGCGGACATTGAAGTTGATGTAACTAACGATGTAGCAGAGGAAGAAAAGGTTGTAAAACAACCAGAAGTAGAGGCTACAGAAGAAGTTAAAAAAGAAGAAAAAGAAGACGCAAAAGATGAAGTTCAGGAAGAACCTGCTGACGATGCCGAAAAACAAGAGGAAGTATCAGAAGAACCATCAGAACAGGAAGAAAAGCAGGATGAAGATGAACAACAACAATCAGAACAACAAGAGTCAACAGACGAACCTACAGATGACGATAAAGATGATAGTGATGATAAAGCAGAAGTTGCGGAACCTGCAGATGAGCCATCGGATAAAGAAAAAGAGTTAATGGCTCAAATTGAAACTTATAAAGAAGCTGAACAATTAAGAGAATTGGCTGTTATGAGACATCAAGCCGAAAATCAATTGAGTGATGCTACTAATCAAGTTCATGATGCTTTAATGAAAACTATCAAGAAATATGAAATTCCAGAGGATAAAACTTTGGAAGAACTGAGAGCTGAATCACCTGAGAAGGCTGCAATCCTAGAAGGCTTATTAACTAAAGCTCAAGAGGTTATTCAAACTACTTCCGCTAAGCTATCAGCTCAAGTAGAAGAAAAGGCTAAAGACGTTTTATTTGATAAAGCTGGCAAGATGTTTGATGCTTACAAAATGACAGAAGAGCAGGCTAATATCGCTGCAGCTACATTTATTAATATCATGAATCAAGTAGGTATTAACGACTTAGGTGAAGACTTAGCCGCTAAGGTTAAATTATCAGTAGCACAAGCTAAAATGGATTCTCCTGATGTAGTTGAAGTAGCTCCTATTAAGGAAGAAAAAGTTGAGATAGAAGAAACCAATAAAGAAGAACATGTGCAAAATTCTGAGGAAGAAACGAAAAAAGAAGATGTACCTCCTGCAGAAGAAACAGTAGAAGAACAACAAGAACAATCAAAACCTGATATCTCAGAATTTATGGAAGGTATTGAAGGTAACGCAGCTAAAGCATCAGATGTAAATACCGATAACGTATTAGCTAAGCTCAATGCTCTACCATTTAAAGAAAGAACTAAATTTTATAAAGAAAACATGGACTTAATCAACGAAGCTATGAGAAAAGCTAGAGGGTAGGTACAATAATGGCGAGATTTAAAAAAGTGTTTAAAGCTACTGAGAACGCTATAAAAGAAGAAATAGACGAAGTTAAGAATCTTGTTATTACGGAGGACGATACTGCACAGGCTAAGGCTATGAGAAAAGTTGTAGTCGCAGCAGCCAATGCCTACGGAGTACCAGTACCAGAAGAAGTACAAGAGATTTTAGATAAAGCTTTAGCTTACATATTAAGAGACGCAAAAGACGGGCTTAAAACCCCAGAGAAATTATTAATAAAAAGAATAATTGACAATATTAAAGAAGACTATCATGAATAAATCCTAGCAAGTGGCTAGGTCAGGTATATAGCCCCAACAGGGCGGTATAACCGCTATGGCAGTAAGTGAATTAATCATGGTTATTGGTGGTAGGTCGAGATACCTGTATATTGAAATAAGTTTAAGGAGAAAAGATTATGGCAATTCCAAACGTAGGTCAAGACCCTTCAATGGAAGTGGCTTTGGCTACCAAAATGCAGTTAGTATTAGACCAGCCGATGTCTGATATTTCTACAAAATTAGTAAACAAAGATTTCGAAGGTGACTTCTTTAAAATCGGTGATACAGTCTCTATTGTTAAACCAGTTCCTGAATCAATCGCAGTTGAAATCGGTGAATTAAATGGCAATGTATTAGCTTCTAACGTAGCCGAAAATGTTGGACAGGTTGGAAAACAAAAAGATGCTAGATTGGTAGCTACAGATGCTTCATTCACTAAGACCACTTTGCAAATTGATAAATATGCTAAGTATGCTTTCATTCTTTCTGATATTACTAAAGCAGAAGGTAAATGGAATTATGAATCAGGTAACTTGGATTTAGCTGCTCAACAAATGAGAAAAATGCACAATATCTTGACTGCTCAAGCTATTGTTACAGATACAGCAATCAGAAATCAACAGGTTACCGAAGGTTTGGCTTTGGGTACTCCAGAAGCTCCTGTACAATTGGCTAATGCTGATGAACTATATGAAAAAATCTTAGTTCCTATGCACTCAGCACTTTATGATAGAGGATGTATTACAGCAGATGGGCAAATCACTTATGGTTCTAACCCTCAAGAAGGTAAAGCAACTAGCGGTGCTATCTTCATGCCTGCCAAAGCGTACAATCTATTTTTAACTTCTAAATACTTTACTGACCGTTCAACTACTGCAGCAGACGATAAAGTTGCTACAGGTAACGTAGCTAAAGTTTTAGGTTTGGAAGTTAACGTAGAACCAGCTTTAGACCCTAAAGCAAAAAGACACGTAACAGTTGCAGAAATAGCAGAAGGTACATTAATTATCGTTGCTGGTACTTCTAACTGCGTAACACGTGCTAACAAAGTTCTAACTCCAGACTCTTTCCGTTCTCACGAAAGATTCGGTACTGAGTTCCACGGTTTAGAAATCTTTGGCGAAAAAGTATTTACTCCAGAAGCAGCAGTTGTAGCTTATGTTAAGTTACCTGCATAGTATGGTGAACACATAAATACTTATTATTAATAATTTATCAGGGTGGTATTTGTTCGGAAACCGATATATAATTACTATTGGCAACCAGCCACCCTTTTTCTTTAATTATCTAAAGGAGAATTAATAAATATGTTAGTAAAAGAAATGTACGATAGATTAGCTTTAATTACAGCTTTTCCTATCTATACTAATGAAACAGATACTCCTGAAATTAACAGATTCCTTCTAGAGATGCTAAGCGAAGCATTGCAAAGTACTATTGATAGCTTATATATCAGTAATAATGTATTAGAAAGAAATGATACTATTACTACTACTCCTAACAGAGAATTATATGGTATCGAGGGTATTATCAAAAACATTCAATTAGTTAAAAGTAACGGTCAAGCTATCCAAATCAGATATGACGACTACGCTAATCCTAACGATGTTAAAGAAGAAAAAACTGGCGAACCTAGAAGATATGTTATAAAGAATGGTTATCTAAAACTATTACCAACTCCAGATAAGGCATATACAATTAAAGTATGTGTATCTACAACGGATTTAGTAATGGCTGATGATGATACTTCTAGAACTTATATACAAAGCATTAACGATTCTATTATAGCAAACGATAGATTCTGTAACCTAGTTATCACTAAAGCTGCAGAGTTAATCTTTTCTAGATTAAGAAATCCTAATGTTCAGATATTTGCTAGACTGTATGAAGATAACCTAAAAACTTTCCTTGAGCATGACCTAAAAACTATAGAAGCTCAACGTGGCTTTATTAGACGTGCGGGTCATTACAATCCAGAAAGAGGATTGCTAGATAACGATTACAGACGTTTTGACTTTGGAGGAGATTATTACTAATGGCTAATAATGATTTCGTAAAGAAAACTATAAAGCCTGCAAAGAATGACGGAAGATATATATTTGCAGATTTCTCTACAGGTTTATATCTACTCGATACTCCTCGTGGTATAGGGGAGCAACTTGCTTCACTAGCCCTAAAAGGCGGTCGTAATGTCTGGTCCGAATACGGAGCTTTAGTGCCTCAATATGGCTACATGACGAAAGCACAATTACCAGAGGTTGAAAGAGTTGTAGGTATTACTAAAGATAGTAAAAGTAGTGCATCAGTATTTATCCTAACAATGCTAGGTAATGTGTACTACTATTCTGCATATGACGGTTTGAGAAAATATAAAACAAGTTTTGAATCTATTGAGGATAATGCTTTGTTCACCAGAATGAATAATGACCTTATTCTTTATACTGGTGGAGCTGCCAGTATGTTCGGAGCTTATTATAAAGAAAGTCAATATGTAGAAATCGTAAGTAATGCTACTGCATCAAACTACGGTAGTTATGCTATTATTTCTGTACCATATAAATACGCAGATTATTTCTGGAGAGGTAAGAAGATTGCTGTTAAGGGTATTGGTGGATTTAATGTAACCTCTATAGTCGATTCTACCATGCAAGTAGCTACATCAATCCCATTCTCGAATCTAGCTAATACTTTGGATTGGACTTTGAAATCACATATAGTTGTTAAGGATTCTGAGAACGTAACTGTAAATCTTGATGCAACTTCTGGGCTTTCAGTATCAAGTGTAGTAACTAAGCATGAAGGAAGTACATCTACAGTAACTACTAAGACATTGACTCATCAATGTTATAAGGTGACTAAAGCATGGAATGAAGGGGCTAATATGCCTAGCTCTGGTTACGTATACCTACCAAAAAATTTCTCCGTAGGAGCAAATGTATTAGCAGCTACTAGCTCGTTTAGTCAGACTAATTCATCTACTGGTTTACAACCTGTATACATGAACTTCATGGGAGTTAAGTTTTACGAAAAAGTTTCGGTCGTTAATGGTAACGTGGCTACATACTCAGTATTAATGGATTCAAACGGAAATCCTCTGAATGGAAATCACTATAAATTAACAAGATATACGGCTGGTGATTTGTACAACGTAACTACGCAAACTGTATCCGACCCAGAATATTACACACACGTTATTACATTCAACATTCCTTTGGCTGACGGAACTGTACTTACATACTCAACAGACGATTTAGCTACTGGTGAATACGAATGGTCAATTAACAATAACAAAGATACTGGTGAAATTACAGTAACCATATCTGCTGGAGAAACTATCGTAGCTCAAAAGATATTTACTACTGGCGGATTGTTAAAGTGTGTGCAAGATAACCCAGACGGAGAAATTCCAAAAGGATTATGTGATTATATTGATTCTACTGGTATCGTAAGAAATACTACAACAGAAGGTTCAGTTAATCTGACTATAGTTCCTATTGATAAAGAAACTAGTCTGAACGACTTAACTCAGTCTAGCGTAAGTGTTGGGGAGCAATCTCTACTACCAATAGATTTAGTGTTCAAGCCAGAAGACAGCGCAATAGAATCAACAACTATAATTCCGAAATTATTAGGAAGTGCCAACAACAGATTATTAATATATGATGTTAATGGTAATGTATTCTATTCCGCAGTTGGTATCCTTGATGATTTCAAAGAAGCTGACGGGGCTGGTTACTTTGGCAATTTCTACAACGATACTTCCGAATGTTTAGAGATTGAAGATTATCTAAATGGAGCTTTAATATCTAAGCAAAACGGTTTGTATTACGTAACTATATCCGATACGGTTTCTAGCGGAGTCTCCAATGGTTCAGGACTTAACATTTCTAAAGTATCCGAAATAGGTCAACAGTATGCTGGCGACCACGTTATAGTTGGAGAAAAAGTCTATGCGTATGATAGTAACAGTGGTTCAATAGTACTAGCCTGCGCTCAAAACGTATTTGGAAATGTAGTTGCTGGGAAAATATTAGTAGCCTCAGAATACATTGATTCTGTAAACTTGGGCATATCTGAACAAAGAAGAAAGTTTGTGCATAATAACGAAGCTAATTGTTTCATCCTGTATTACGGAGAGCATTTAGATAAAGGTTTAGTATTGACTTCTTCTGGTTCATTATTCCCTAGAGAATTAGATATAAAAATATTCGACTGTGTAAGATTTAATCAAGGCACACTATCCGTTACGAGAGAAGGACTTGTATCTCAAGACTTCAAAAAAGGTACTATTATATTAAACAAAACTCCTATAGCTAATTTCGAAGCTATCGGTTTAAAAGATAATAGATGCATCTGCTCGTCGATGTTAGAAGTTACAGAGTTAAACGGAGTTGAATATAATATAACTACTTCTAATGCTGGTGTTTCATATCAACATGTGAATCCTAGTATTAACTATGGAATTGATAAAACTGAACTTCCTCCGATGGTATACTCGGACCAAAACAAAAAACTATATAGCGATTCTTTTGAATTAACGTCAAAATGGGCTGCTAAGAAAAGTAATCTGACAAGGCTCTATGCTCCTATGTCTGGTAGAGACGGTGTTTCTATCTCTATCGAATTTGCAGCAAATCAAGCTTTTTGTCTAGCTGCTCTTAGACTGCCTGACTTTTCTCAAGGGGAGTAATAATAAAATATGAAGTATAGGCAATTAAAATTGGAAGATATAGAAAAATATAAAGAGGATATTTATTCCTGTTATATGACAAATCATTTAGTATTCGATAGCCAAAACCCTTTAAAAGAAGGCATGAGCGTTGAGAACATGAAGTGGTTTGTTGAAACTTTTATCAATAGTTCTGACGCAGTAATCGTAGGTATCTTTGACAGTGAAGAAAAATATCTGTATGGTTTAGTAATATTTGATAATATCAGATTTGCCAATAAGAGTTCTGCCCAAGTACATATTGTAAATGATAAATCTATCTTTGGTAGAAAAGTTAGAGGGCTATATGAAGATATATTAGCTACATGTATGTTCGATACTTTGTATGCCGAAATCCCTTCTATGGCAGTGCATGCTATTGCACTCTGCAAAAGATTAGGGTTTAAAAAGACTGGTTATATCCCAGACATTTTGCCTTATGTAAATTGTTCTGGAGAAGAAAAAATGTACGATATACAGATATGGACTTGGAGGAGAATTAGTGCCTAGATTTAAACGCAAGCCGAAGGCTAAGTACTTGTCCAATTTCATGAATGGAGGTAAGAACATTGCCAAAATTTAGACGAAAAAAGATTACAGTTGATGAAGCTGGAAAGAAGCACGGATTTAGAAGTGGATTAGAGGAGAGATTTATTCAGGAATTAACCGAATATAATATTGACCCGAACTATGAAGCTATTAAATTTGAATACATAGTTCCAGAATCAAAGCATGTCTATACTCCAGACTTCCCTGTAAGTCCGCATATTGTTATAGAAACTAAAGGTCGATGGGTATTAGAAGATAGGCAAAAAATGCTCTTAGTTATGGAACAATATCCAGACATAGATTTTAGGATAGTATTTTACAATGCTAACCAAAAAATTAAAAAGGGAAGTAAAACGTCTTATGCGATGTGGTGCGATAAACACGGCATCAAATGGGCACATAAATTTATTCCACCAGAATGGTTGGAAGAAATACATGACGACATTGCCAAGTCAAAAAACATGTAACAAGTAATTAATAAATACTTTAAATTACTTTTTATAGGTGTTATAATATAAATATAACATCTTAATTACGCATGAATATTTTTTAAATAGAGGAGAAATATACATGGCAAAGAAGGCAAAGAAAATTCAGACTGATTATACAAAAGGCGGTAGGGATATATCTAATACTGCCATTCCGTTATATCAGACTAATTTGCAACAAATAGCAGATTATAATAACAACCCGTCTGCTAGAATTGATGAAAACCTCGATAAGTATTATACCAATACAACCGCTCAGAATGACTTTATAACTGAGTATAATAGAGCTATGGCTAATAAAACAGCTCAGAATTATTCAGCTACTGGCGGAGGTTATTCATCTGCAGGTCAAAGAAGCTACGATGATTTGCAAAGATATGAAAATAAATTAGCTTCTCAATTATACGACCAAGGGGTAGCTAACGCTGCAGCTATGGCACAGCAAGATTTCAATAATCTATTATATGCTGGAAATGCGTATAATCAAGCCTACAATTTAGGTAAGGAATACTCCGATATCGAACAATATAACAACATGGTTAACCAAAATAATAAATGGTATAATCAAATCGGACAGGTATTACCTGCCGTTGGCTCTGCTGTTGGTAGTATTTGGGGTCCTGTTGGTAGTGCTGCTGGTAACGCTATTGGTAAAGGTTTAGGAGGTATGATGTCAGTCGATACTTCTAATTACTTCGGCAATCAAGGTGCTGGTTCTAGTCAAGGATACGGTTTAGGTGTTCAAGGTGGACAGTATTCTGGTGGTCCGTGGGAACAATTATCTAATATAATCACTAATAACGAGTTAAAGAAACTAGCAAATAAACCTAATAATGGAGGTACACAATAATGGCTACCAATATGAAAGCAAAATTAAAGAACGCTGCTAGTAATCTAAGTAAAGCTCAAATTAAAGCAATAGCTGTTGAAACCGCTGCTAAATTTGGAGTGCCTGCAGCTTTAGTATTGGCTATGATTCAACAGGAATCTAATTTTAATCCTAATGCCGTTTCAGGCGCTGGCGCTCAAGGCTTGATGCAACTTATGCCTGCAACAGCTAGAGAATTAGGTGTTAAGAATCCATTTAATCCAATAGATAACATTAATGGCGGTGTTAGATATATTAAACAAATGCTAGATATGTTCGGAGGAAATGTTGAATTAGCTCTTGCAGCTTACAACGCTGGCGCAGGTAATGTCAAAAAGGCTGGCAATAAAGTTCCGAATTTCAAGGAAACTAAAAATTACGTAAAGTCCATAATGGGTAATATTCCTAATTTCGCCAATGATGTGATTCATGTAAGTAGAGCTATAAAAGGCGCTCCTATAGGTGCTGCTATTGGACTTGCTGAGGGTATAATGTCTGCTGTCAATTCTTCGAAAAATAGTCAGACAGCAACAGCAAAACAACAGTCCACTGTACCACAACAACAAGGTCAAAGTGCTGTGGGGGGTAATGTTCAACAACCTGTAAATGGTGGTTTGACTGATAGAGACTTGTTAGCGCACAACTCTGCTCCGCAACAAACTTATCAAGTTGGTAAGATGGCTGCTACTCCCAATGCCCAAGGTGTATATCAATTAGAAGGAAATCCTACAGGATTAAATCCTACTGATATGTATAAGCAAGGATTACAGACTATCCCTACAATGAAGCAGGTATTAGATACTGTAACTGGTAGTGTTACTCCTCAAGTTACTGGACAGCTAAACAAATACGGAGATGTAATATTAGGAAATGTGCCGACAAAAGCCGAAGTGCAGGGTATGATTAATCAAGGTAATGCTAAGGCTGACCAATTAATGCAATCCGCTCCAGATGTTATAAAGTTTGCTGATAGATTAGAAAATGCCCGCAAGGAAGCTATGGCTGCAGTAGCTAATGACCCTAGATTACAAGGTGGTTCTTACTACATGAACCCAGAAGCTTATAATGCAGCATTTGTAATTAATCCTAACGTAGCAACAATGGACGATTTAGCTAAGCTAGGGCAGTTACGATATGAAGCAAATGTGGCTAATAGCATAGGTGTACCTTATGCTGATTATATTAGAGCTAAGGAAAATACCACTAAAGCTGCTATAGATACATTAAGTCCTTATAGTACTGGTTTAGCTAATTTTGCAAATAACGCATCTACAAACTATCAAACTCAAGCTAATATATTGAATAACCAACAAGCCAGAAATGTTGATGCTTTAAATGCGTTAAATAATGGTATGCAAACAATTGGTGCTTATGGAGCTAATGCGAGTCAAACTGTAGCTTCGCCTTATAATGCAGCTATCCCTACAGGAATAAATAGCCAAGCAGATTTAGGTAAGGCTTATATTGGTATTGGTAATAAAGATGTAGACACTCAAGTTGAGATGTCTAAGGCTTTGATACCTAGCGGAAATTCTGGTATTAATATGGTTGACTTATTAAAGGTTCAAAATGAAGCTGCTCAATTACCTTATAAACAAGCAGAAGCATTAAGTAAAGCTAATTACTATAACAGCATGGGTAATTACTTCGGTAGTATGATACCTCAAGTCCCTCAACAGGGTGGATTACAAGCCCCTCCGTTACTTGGGTTTTAATATAGGAGAACACTAAATGAGTTCAAATACATATTTTAATAGTGTATTAAGAGCTGCTGGAGCTGGTAATCAAGGTATTAACGACCAATCTGTACAAGAATTTGTTAATAATATTAGGAACTTGCAAAGTCAAGGTATTCAAAACTTACCTATTTCTGTGCAAAATGCTGCTCCTGTACAACAAATGCCAGTACAACAACAAACTCCGCAACAGCAATACTCAGTTGGAGGTTTTGTAAAGAACTTCATCAGAAACGCGGAAGATATTGGTACGGGTTTAGTTGATATTGCAGTTCATCCCGAACAATTAGGCGAAGTAATTGGTAAGGCTACCGTAGGTGCCATTAATAACCCCGAAAAGATATTACCTACTGCATGGAATTTAGTTGCTGACCCATATGGATTAACTACAGAAAATATCGGTAAAGTATTATCTGGAGAAAGAACTATTGGTGATTTGGCTAAATATGTGGGGCAATCAGTATACAATAGACCTTTTGAAGTAGCACTAGACGCTCTTTCATTAGGTACTGGTAAAGCTTTAGGAGCTATAAATAAAGGTTCTAAAGCTGCCAGAATTGTAGAAGATGCCGCGAATATAGGTAATGCACAGGTCAGAAGGGAAGCTCAAAAACTAATTGATTTATCTTCTGAGTTAAATAAAGTAGATAAAGTTAAATTAGCTCAAGCGATTGAATATGCCGAAACTGGTAAACAAGTTCCTAAAGGTTATGATAAATCCGTAATGAAAATGTTAGACCAGTACAGTAAAGACTACCAAAATTTAGTAGCTAAGTTTGCTCCTGACCAAGTAGTTGACCCTAAAGTATTATCTATTACTCAGAAATACGCAAGAGATAACGGTATATCTTTTCAACAAGCAAGTAAGGAATTAACTCCATACTTCGATAATGAAAACATATTCGCTAGAGGTAAGGAGTTTGACCCTAATGATATAAATAATTATAGACTTGCGACTAAAGATGAAATCATTGATAATATCAAAAAGCAAGGATATGATGTTGAGATAAGTAGTTATAAGGCTGGCGAATCCTATATGGTAGATGCTGGTAATGGTAAATATAAGCATAAAGTTCAACAATGGGGTGATACTTACCCAGAATCAAAAAGGGTAGTATTCTCTAAAGATGCTGGTTTAGATACTTATTATCACGAATTAATGCACATACTTAATAATAAAAAAGTAGGACCAGTTAACGAAGCTACTAGAAAATTTCACGAAATTGCTCCGACACAGATAGGCAAGTACGCCAGAGGCGAATTAAAAATCGCCGATATGCCAGAACCGTTGAGAGAATATTTCTTAAAGCCAAAAACTGAAAAATTGGTAATGGAACCTAAGACTAGAACTTTAACCCAAGAAGGTAAAAACTTACTTGAGTTCGACGGAACCAAAGAAGCTAAAGCTATTCTAGAAGGTGAAGAACTATACAATAAAGGTTGGATTAAACCAGTTACTCACGGTTTAGCTGAGGTTAATAAAAACGTAGCTGCAGATGTTGCCGAAAGAATTATGGCTGGTAGGTTCAGTAGTCGTATATTTGGTAATGCTAAATATGAAGATATTGCCAAAGAAATTTCTAAACCTAGTCCATGGCTAGACGCTCAACTGAAAGATATGGTTGAAGGTCAACTAACTAGAGAGATGTTAGATAATGGCACTTTATCTGGTAATGCTATAAATCTAGGCAGCGCTAAAGATACTGTATATATTCCGAGACAAGTCGTTGAGCAAGGTGACATATCCAAGTTTAAAGGAAGTGCTACTAAAACTCAAGGCTTGGCAGATGATATAGCTATAGATAAGAGGGTTCTAGATGAATTAGATAAGCAATCATCAATTCTTAGGTTAAGTAACCCGTTTAAGGACCCAATGTTGCGAGATGCTTATAATGCAGCTAAAAGTACGATGTTGGCATCTGGTGGTTACTTAGTTGGCAACTTACAGACTGGTATTGCTAATACTTTATTAAACGCTGGGATTAATCCTATTGGCTTGGCATTTGATATAGGTAATACTATTGCATCTAAAAGTAGACTGACAAAGGAACTCGGAGTCTATAGAAATCTAAAACGAACGACTAAAGAATATAATACTCCTGTTTTAAAACAAATAGGAAAGATTAATGCTCCAATTGCGGACCTCATGAACGCTATGGATGCAAAGATTCAAAACTTTATAGCTGAAACCGCTGCACATACTAACTTAAGAAGACAGGGAATACCTGCTAATCAGCGAGTAGATTATATAAAAAGTATCAAAGGTAAAAAACTTGCAGACGTTATATACGACGTTAAAAAGGTATCCTTGATGAATACATCAAATACTATTCTTCCTAAGGGCTTGCAAGGCGCAGCAGGGTTGATGAATCCCTATTGGAGATGGGTCGATACCGCTGCTCAATCTTCTCTGTATATGTTACAGAAATCTCCTATAATGGCTAACTATCTATTAGTTGATACATTAGCTAATGTAGGATTAGACAGAGAGATGCAAAATAGGCTAAACATAGGTGTTACTTCCGATAAACCTTTTGTATCATATAGATACAATCCAAAGACTAAAGAAGTTGAAGAAGTATCTGCAGAATTTATCCCAATGTTAAATACACTTAGAGTAGGTTCTACTTTGGGTAAAATGCTGACTGGAGAGGGAACTGTAAAAGACTTACAAAGTGTTGCAGGTACCAGCATCCCAGCGGTAACAGCTATCAGTATGGCATTTAGCGGTAAAACTAAATACGGTAAACCTATCCTAAGGAGCCATAGAGGATTACAGGATGCTATGGTAATTCAAGGAGATAGACGCTACACGATGATAGACGGAAGATTTCAAGAAGATAACAGATTTCACCCTGACGAACCTATAAGTGCTGCAATCAGAGAAACTATTGGCTGGGTTCCGTTATTCAATAGGACACTTGCTCCTGCTACAGCATCCGCTGCTAGTTGGCTAACTGGTAAGGATTACGCTTATTATAAACCTTATGATAATGCTATTCTCGGTAGATTTAACATAAACCCTAGAGATAATCAAGGCAATATGTTTGTCTATGGTAATCCTAGACGTGGAGCAAGCACTACGCAATTCACAGACTTAATTAAAGGTCAATATGCAACTCCGTACTATCCTGAAAGACCTATGTTACCTAACCAATTAATCAATTTACAAAAAAGCGTAGGTAAACAACTAATTAGAGATATACTGGATGTACAGAATTTGGGAGGGGAATTATAATGGCAGAAAAAATAGATTTATTTGAACTACCAAGACCCGACTGGTATGATAAAGAAGGAAGAATCTATAAAGATGCTTTGATTGAAAACTTTAATGCTTTAGAAAAGAAGCTAATTGAAATCTCGAAGCTAGACGCTTTCGATACTCAAATGCCAGATATTACAAATATGGATTATCCAGATACTACTCTATCAAGTGCAGATAATAAAATTATTAATCTACGTAGCTTCTTAAAAATGACTGGATTAATAGGCTATCCGATAGAATGTACCTTTAGCGATACAATGGCTACTAAAGTTGCATACTGGAATGAAACATATGAATATAAGAATATAGAAAACCAAGAGACTAACGCTGGCGAATCTAATCCTTATATTTATCTGAATTATAAAGATAATGTAGTCGCAGCTTCTGCTAGTTCTATAACTCCTGCAAACTGTACACTAATTGCATGTTATGACGGTGGTATCGTCAAATGTGTAAATAGTAAAGACCATATCGGTATCAATGCTTTGTACTACCTAGCTAATATGAGTAATGAAATGTACGATTATACATTTACTAGTGGTAGCCGTGATTCTTATTCTGAGGTAGACGGTATCGCCAAGAATGGTCGAGTTATTGGAGCTGCTGATACTAACAAAAAGACTAGAACAGTAAATAATGTTACATTTAGAGATATAGGAAGGACGAGTTCATAATGAGTTTTGATTTTTTTAATACTTCATATTTAGCTTTCGGTTCTAAACTATATGCTGCTTTTGTTACATTAGAAAATCTAATTAAAGAAGCTGAGGATAATCTAGAACAGGTTAAATCGGACCAAGCTATTTACGATGAATATCTAAATAAAAATTATCAAGTGCCTAAACCTGCTAAGGCATCAGCTCCGTGCAGAGTAAATGAGTTATTTGATATAGTAAACGATAAACCCGTCTACATTAGAAAACTTCAATACGTAAATGGTGTACTTTCAGTAGATGTGGGACTGTTTAATCGGAGTAATAATAGAATTACTAGATTAACAGGTTCTACAGGTGCCAAATCAGGATATTGTTATTATTCTAGCGAAGCAGTATCAAATACTAATCCAGACAGAGAATTAAAATTTGTTGATAATATTTCTCAAGCATCTGGTACTGTCTTATTTCAATATAGAATAGATAGTAGTAATATTATTAACATTGTCGGCTCTGTAAATAGTCTATTCTTAATTCCTAATGATATTAGTCAATATACTGATATGAGTTTAGGAGAAAGAGTAGCTACAGTTGGAAATTATACCGCACAGGATTATGAGTGCTTGTGTATTATTGGTAAAGAAAATGATTTACTAGTAAAGCTAAACGGTACTACTATTCTAAAAGGTCAAGGTCGAAATATGGTACGACATTGTATAGTCTATGCTAAAAAAGGCGCTACTATTAGCGGTAATTATGCAGAGATTTACAGAATCAATTACAGCCATTAGGAGGTCGATATGGTTATTAAATTATTTAAAGGTCAAGTTAAAATTGCAGATATCGAAGCTGCATTTGATGAGACCATAGACAAAGTAAATACTATGGTCGAAAACTATAATGGTTCGTCATATATCCAAGATATTGATTATTCCGTAGGAGGTTCTACACTTGCTCCGTCTGGTTATACACTAACGGTTGGCGGAATGAAGCAATTTATGGAATCATGTGACGGCTCTGTAATTGGTGCTAAACCATTCAAAGTAAGTTCTAGTAAACTTAAAATGACTACTGGTTTATTAGTTACCAAGCATGGTATCTATAGACTTCCTGATACTGTTTTAGATATACCTACAGATAAAAAATATCGAACAATATATTATAATACTGCTACTGGTAATTATCAATGGACTAGTGAAGGTACTATAAGTACTGTAGTTACAGAGGAAAGAACTATCGAAAGTAATCTATATCATGGGATAGAAGATGACCCTAACGCTATGTTACTTCGTAAGGTAGTTTATGATAGTAATATATCGGGAACTAAGACTGTTGACTTTTTCAGTTCTTTTGAGTCTTTGAACAATTGCGTAGCATTTTATAAAAGCGCAGAAGGTGCAAATACTACAGAATCAGTATCCAGTGGGCGCATAAAGATGCCGTTAGAAATGTATGCTCATGTATCTGGAAATTTAACAGGTGAAGATACTCTAATATTTAAACTCAAATCCGACAGTTCGACGGATAACGGAATATCTTTAGGCACGTATAATCCCGATACTGGAATATATGAACCTAAATTAGATATTGTATTTAATACTATAAATTATGAGTATCAACAAGTTAGCATTAATGGATGTCAAAAGTTTGGTGTTTCTTATGACGGTTTACTTTACTATGCTCTTGCTCCTATCGGTAGTTGTAAATCATCAGTAAAATACAATATATCTGATTTCTTTCATATCCGATTCAAATATAATGAGTTTGGAATAAAAGTAGCAGAAGTAAAATTCGTCAATAAAGAAGGAACTGTGCTATCTACAGGTGAAATACAAATGCCATTAGATATTGATTCATACAATATTAATACATTGATTCCAAGACATTTTAATATGGGCGCTGCTGTAAATGCTAATGAAGGTGACCCTATAATGCCTAGAGATGGTATATGGAGTGTGTGGTATAAAGATGACTGTATGATTCGCAAGAGTGACGGTACAGAAATTGGATTATCGACAGAGTCTCAAACTATCTCTATTAATAAGGTTGAAGTTATAGAATCAGATGCTGCAGCATATAGAATATGTGATATTAATCCTAATGCTGAAACTAAATTAATATCTAATATTAAAGGTGTCCAAAATGAAAAAGTTAATGGTACATTTAAAATAACTTCTCAATCTAGGTACGTTAAACCAGTATGTGGCGGAAATTACTCATCTGGCGGATTTAGGGGTGAAACTCCTGATACTTCTAGCACTCCATTATTTATATGGGGTCAGGAAGCTGTAGCTCGTGAAGGTGAAAAAACCGCAATGACTTATTTATTTGGAAGACTGGTCCAATGGAATAAGCAATCAGGTCACAGGAATTTAGATTGGTGGTCACCTTTAAATATACTCTTTGTTCCGAAGGGTGTCGCTAATCCGTATACATATAGCGATACGTTTAGTAATTTCACCCATTGGTTCAAAGTTAATATTTCTAAAAATATCAAGGATACATAATTGAAATTTTAGATAAGATGTGTTATAATAATAATATAGGAGAATTAAATTATGTATATTGATGCAGTTGTAGTCTTAGGAGAAACTAAAGGATTTAGTTGTAGTATTCAGGTCAATACTAATGCTAGTAACTTTGTACCTTTAGACCTTAACGGCTACGCAGTTCAATTCAGGGTAATGGGCGCGCCTACGGCAGATGCTGAGGTTCTGGTCGAACATATCATTACCCAAAATACAGATATCGAAACTATGGGGCAAATTAATAATCCTACAAACGGAGAATTTACATTTGTTATTACGGGTGAAGATACTGTAAAATTAGGTATAGGAAATCATCCTATACAATTAAGATTACTGAACGCTGATGACTTGGAACCTGAATACACGCTAACAGAAGGCGGAGAAAAGGGAGAGTTCAGCAAGATACAAATAGTTCAAGTATAGGAGGATTAATGGCAGATTTCAACTTTTATATAAATCGCCAAGGTATTCAAGGTCGTAAGGGTGACAAAGGTGATACTGGCTTCTCCCCTACAATCAGCGTAGGTACTGATACTCTTAATGAGTACAAACTTATAATTGCTAACGAAGTTAATTCTTTCGAAACTCCGAACTTGCGCGGTAATATCAACGTATTAGATAACGGTGGTACTTACTTACGCTATGATGCGGAAACTCAGCAGATTTCGGCTCAGGGTTTAGATGCTGCTACATCAACTACGGTAGGCGGTGTACTAATGTCTACTAGTTCTGATATAGAGAACATGGGAGATAATACGGTTATTACTCCTGCCAACTTGGCTGATGCTTTACCTATTTATTTGCAAGGTGAAGGTGCGGTTACTATTACACAAGATGAGAACACTTCTAAAACTAAAATCAATGTTGACTTATCTTCTGTAAATGAATTAAAATCTAGAGTATCTGCAGCAGAAGCTGAGATTGTGGGTATTCAAGCGGATATATCTGATATAGATTCTGATGTATCAACATTGAATAGTGTAACGGCAAATCATACAACCAGTATTTCCGCAATAAATAACAACATAGCCGACTTAAACAATAATAAAGTAGCTAAGACAGATTTTGCAACTACAGAATCTGCAGGTATAGTCAAAGTTGACGGTACTACAATTACCGTAGACGAGAATGGAGTTATCACATCCGTTGGTGGAGGCAGTACTGGAGATGTTACCGCTGCTGGTGATAATACTTTTACTGGTACAAATACATTTAACAGTGGTGTAAAATCTAGTTCTATAGCCACTGATAAATTTTTTAACAGCACTGAAATAAAAAATACAAGAGATTTAGAATTACCAGACGGCAGCACGTTAAAATTTAGAAACCCATACGTTGGTTTTGCTCCAGTATATAAACGCTTAGAACTTTCTGACGGCTCACTATATCCAACAGATATAGGTGATGTATTAATTCAAGGTAGTAGTATCACGCTAGACTGTGGCGACTTAAGTGCATCAATAACGGAAGTTAAAAACGGCATATTTGACGGTAATGGCGATAGAATACTTTCACAAGGTAATGTAACATCGGCAGATAATTCAATTACGGTTACAAAATCAGATAAAGGATTAGATTTATCACTAAATAAAGATAGTATTGTATCGTCCGACGGAAGTATAACTATTGATAAAACACCACAAGGTATTGATATAAAAGTATCTGGGGGTGGTGGTGACGCTTCAATCGATGATAATAATATAACAACTACAACAACATATTCATCAGAAAAAATAGTTGACTATGTTACTACATCTATTGATAGTGCAATGACCACACTAAATCAGGCTAAACAAAATACTTTAGTTAGTGGAACTAATATTAAGACTATTAATGGTCAGTCTATACTTGGCGAAGGTGATATTACTGTAGGTGGTAGCGCCAATATAATAGATGATAATGTAGCTAGTGATACTACTACATATTCATCGAATAAGATTACAAATTTAACCTCTGATTTAATCAATAATGCTATTGACGGACAGTGGGTTATCTTAGGGAATAATAATATTCGTATTTCAACAGCTACAACATTTGGTAATTATACCTATAATATTAATAACATACTCCCTAATGACGGATATAATTATGAAGTTAAGATACTTATTTATGGACAGAATGCAACTACAAATTCTTCAAATATTGGGGTAGCTGTTAGTGGTTTAGTAATGCCAAATAGTTTATATAATGCTGGAGAAGTTATATTGGTTACAGACGGTGCAGCTCAAGCTGCATCAACCTGTGGTAATATTATTGTGAACGCTTCAAGAAATGTTTATGTATATATTAGTGGCAGTAATGAAGAGAATAATTATTTTTCCGAACTTGGCATAAGTATAATGGGATATAGACGTTTAGGATATTAGTTAAGGAGAAAGATAATATGACATATTACATTTTTTTAGATAACAGAAAACTAAACGGTGCAGGACAATGCAGACAGCTTACGAAAGGTGTTGAAAATATCGAAGTTAGCGAAGAACTTTACAATGCTTATATAGGAGCGCCTACAAAGTATATCTATTCAGAAGGTAAAATTATTGAGAACCCTAACTATGAAACAGAGCGGTTAGAAGAAGAAGCTAAAAGAATTGCTATGCTAAAAATGACACCGTTAGACTTTATTAAAGCCTTAGAAGAAGTTGGGGTGTCTTACGCACAAATAAAAGAGTTGTGCAATACTAATGAAGAAGTAGAAAAGCAATTGAGATTCTGTAACCATGTATACAGAGGCAATCCATTGCTAGACAAATTGTGTGGTTCCTTCAACGTAACAACAGAACAATTGAACGAACTATTCAAAAAGTATGGCACATAATAATAGAAATATAAAATTCCACAGCAAAGGAGGCGATTTAACTATGGCATGCAAAGGCAAAAAGAAAAAAGGATGTAAATAGTAATTGTAAAGGATGGCGGAGGTTTTAACCAGCCTCCACCGTCCTCTCACTAACACAAAAGGAGATATTTAAAAATGTCTAAACAACAAGAACAACAACAACATGAACAAGACTTTGCTAAAGGTCTTACTGTAAAAGTACAGGAAACTAAATTCGGCGACATTATTAAGGTCGGTATTAATGTCGAAGCAGTAATGGAAAATCCTATTAATGAACAGGGATTTATTAATGTAGAAATCAAAAAGGCTAAATCTGGTAAATTGTATGCAGTATTAGCTAAAGATTTAACTAAATAATATGGAGGATTAAGATTAAATGGCTCAATCAATAGACGACCAATTACAAGAATTAGCACAATTCAAAACATTAATTTCTATCATTTTAAGAGAAACTGGAAATACGGTTCCAGATACTGGATTTAGACAATGGTACGAAGCTATTAAATATGCTATAACTAATACAAATGGTAGAAAAATTATAGAAACTTTTGAGGTAAAACCTGCGCAAAAGATTGCAATGTCTGAAAGTGTAGGTGTGAAAGACTTGTTGCAACCCAGAATTACAGAGTCTTTTACAATTACAAAAGTTGAAAGTTAGATAGAATAAGATAAAAAAGGAGATATTCGACATGATAACTAGAAATTTATTAGCTTGCTGTCAGTTTATGGACACTATTGGCAATGGTAGTGCTACTAATGGGGGGGGTAATTAATTTAGCATATGCTAAAATAAGTCCAGGTACGTATGGTTTTCGTTATGATATGTATAATTGCACGTCCACAAGCGGTCAAAATGCGAACAACATGCGTCTATATTTAATACAAACTGATAAGACATTAGAAGATTTTACGGAACCAGAGATGTATGACCCATACAAAATGTCTTGGTATATGTTGCCAAAGTTAGTATCATGTGGAGTCAGAAGAATATCCTCAAAAACTATATCTGATGTGTATAGTGGGTTAGAATATACTTTTACAATACAAAATAGCTCTACAACCGATAGCATAACATTTAATGGATTTTATGTATGTAGTGCTAATAATAATTCATCAACTCCAAGCTACTCAAACCTGTACACTCTATCAATCCATAAACTAGAAGAGCCAATAACACTGGCGCTTCAAGAAACATGTCAAATAAAAGTAACTTACGACAATCTTGTCGCAGAAACTCCGTCAAGTGTCGCAAGTGATTAATATAAATAAAGAATATAGTACGACACTTATAAAAATATAGGAGAAATTTAATTATGTTAACTAAAAATTTTTGGAGTTTATTATGTGGTGGTGGCGATCCAATAACAGATAGTTCAAACAGTAATATGACTTATGTTGCTGGACTATATATAAACGAGAAATTAAGCAGAGTACGAGTGAATAATTTAGCTCATGCTCATCAAATCATTAGAGGCAATACTACCCTTACATCAAATCCAATTCAAATTTTATCAAATGCATCCTATGATAAGCTAAGCTTATTTTATAATGAAAAAGCGATATCTGATATGACCGAAGCTGAAATATATAAGGCGTATGATAGATTATCTACAAGAACAGACTGGTTTAGGATACCTTCTTTAGACTATGAAGGTCAATATACTGGAGTCAAAGCGGTTTCAACATTTTTAAACAATACGTCTTCGCCGTTAACTTATAATAAATTTTCTTGGGTTAATACTGTTAACTCTAATGGAAATATAATATTAACTATAGAAGAGCTTCCAGAAGCTATAACAATACAACCAGCAGAAACATACTCTATTGAATATAAAATAGACAATATATTTACAACTATGCCAGAAACAGTATCTTAGGATATATAATTAGATTTACCATAACTAAACAGAAGGCAATAATAAATAAAAAAAATATAAAGAAGGAGGTAAAATTGAATATGATGATGATTAGTTTAGAAGCTTTGCTTACATTTATAAATACTATAATACTCATCGTATTCGGTATCATCTATTTTAAAAAGAATTATGTAATAATGACTACGGATGAATTTCAAGCAGTATCCCAATTCATAGATGAACATTCTGCAGAAGAAGAAGCATCAAGAGAATTAGCTGGCGGCACTGGCTGCTCTGTAGGATTTGGTGCAGATTATCTAGAAGACAATGATGATGAAAATGACGAAGAAGAATAATCGTAAATATTAAATCTAAGGCGGTTCTGCGCCATTTCTAGAGGCTTTTATACATAAGCTAATATACTTACTCATGAACACATGAAAACATTCAATACAGAGGCAAATAGCATGATTTTATACGCTATAATAGAAACTAATACTAATTTATATGTAACAAGAGAAAATAGCTTAGATGAATTAGGTAAACGTACTAGACTCTTCGATAGTGAAGATGAAGCTAAAAGGTCTATGAGCTATCCTACTATCTTTGAGGATGAGTTCTTTAACCCTGTTAAGAACAGTATTACATGGTATTTCTTAGAACAGAAGCATGGCATTGATAGATGGCATCTAGATATATCTCATAGAGAGTTCAGAGAAATGGATAGAGAAGTAGATTTAAAGATAGTAAAGGTACAGTTAAATGAGCGAAAGACTAAGCAAAAGACAGCTTAATAAAGTTCGTAAAGGAATTAAAGAAGTTTGGGAGGCTATAGGCACTCTGTGTATCGGAACTTATGAAGAATTGGCATGGATGCTTGACCTTCCAAACGGGGATTATATAAAACAATCAGTAGACGAATTAATTAAGACTAGAGAGATAATGATGATTGTCAAAGGTCGAGAGCTAATGATAGACTGGATTCCTTTTTAGAGTATTGCACGTTTTTTTTGGGGATGTATTATATATATGACTAATGAATACCATATTAAAAATGAGAATAGTGAACTCTACCTGCCGAAGGTAGAGTTTTGGATATTGGATGACCTTGGCTTGAACCTCCGCCAAGCCATGCTATATAAAATAATACTTCAAAAAGGATATTTAGTTTGGAACAGCGAGTATATAGGTGTAGTGTTGAGATGCGGTTCTAAAACCGTGAAGCGAGATGTGGCAGAGTTAGCCGAGCGAGGGTTGATTCATAAGAGTGTAGTTGCTTATAACGGAAAACTCAGATGGGTCCTTGTAGCTTTATATACCGAGCTTGGCGCAAGGACTGATGAGAGCGTGAGGAATCTAGTTGAGCAGGGCAGGTGTAAGTTGCGAGCGCTGTATAGCAGTAAGAATTGGTACGGAAAACGCAATTAACTTTTCGGACTAGGGACAAAATGTCCTCAGTAATTGACCATTTTCTAGGGACAAATTGTCCTCTTAATAATTAATATATTATAATAATTAATATGTATCATTAAACTCATATATACTAAATGTATATATTCGTATCGTACATATTCATGTACTCTAAACATATAACTAATTAATATCTTTATTAGAGATATCACACGTTTTTTAGAGTTATTTATATAATATATATATAGACATGATTGGAATTGTGCAATAAAGGAAGGATAGAAATCTACAAGAAGGATGTGTTCCGCCCCGCCCTCGCGCCAATTGCGCTCATGGAGGGTATTGCACGTTTTTGAGGGTCATATTGTACTGTAATACGTACTTTGGACTATATATATCTATATATTTAACTTTTATACGTATTTTATGTATTTAACTCCGAACCTTCATTTGTCATATACCCATCTCGTGTATGAGTGTATAAACAGGGCTAAACAGCGCGATTTTTGGAGGGGGCTTAGATCGGAAGAGCGTCGTGTA